GGGGCGTAGACCTGCTGCAATTGGTTCGCCCGCGCAGCATCCATCTGCTGTTGCTGTTGCGCCTGCTGCGCTTGGCCGATGTTGTACAGGAAGTTGACGTCCCCTTGGTACATCGCCTGACCAGTCTGACCCAGCGCACCCTGCTGTACGCCCAACTGACCCATCTGCGCGCCCAACTGACCAAGGCCCATGGCCTGCTGCTGGCCGATGTTGAACTGCTGGTTGGCCAACTGACCGATGCCCAAGCCAAGATTTTGCATCTGGCCTGCCTGCTGGCCATAGATGTTCGCGATCCCCTGCCCAGCTTGCATCATCTGGCCGGCGGCCTGCTGTCCGAGGCCCGCTTGCTGGATGCCAAGCTGACCCAAGCCCTGACCCGCGCCGATCTGCTGGCCCGCCAAGTTCCCATACAAGCCCGCTGCGCCCTGCTGCAACTGGCCCTGCTGACCAGCCGCCTGAGTCTGCAACTGCCCGGCCTGTGCAAGCTGCTGCGCCGCCTGCTGCCCAAGACCTGCCTGCTGCGCGGCGATCGACGCCTGCTGCATACCAAGTTGACCGATGCCTTGCGCACCCGCCATCTGCCGCTGCTGCTGTTGTTCAAAGGTGGCCATCGCATTAGCCTGCGCTTGGCTGTAGCCTTGGTTCAGCAGGTTCGCAATCGTGTTCGCCTTCTGTTCCATCAAGCCGCGCTGAAGCTCTGCACGCTGCACACCCTCACGCGTGCCGCCAAACGCCCCCGATCTGACAGCCTGAGCCGATAGCCCCTGTTGGGCAATCTCGCCTTGGCGACTGATCTGGCGCATCGCCTCGTCGATCACCTGCTGCTGATACGGGTTCATGAAGGCCTGAGCATCCGCTGGATTGTAGGCCTGCGCCGCTCCGCCCAACTGTCCCAAACCCTGCTGAATCGTCTGCTGCGCTGCGGCAAAGCCCGGCTGGGCAGCCGCCAAGCGTGCCTCTTCCGCTGCGGTCAGCGCCGTCTGCACGCCTTGGCCAAACCCCGCCTGTTGGCCCGACGCAGCGGCCATTTGCTGCGCTTGCGATAGGCCCTGCATGCCTTGACCAATCGCTTGCGTCGCCGGGGCAAGATTGGCTTGAGCGCTCTGGAGCGCAAGCTGTTGGCCCGTGGTCAACGCGCCAAGACCCGAGGTGATGCCGGCCGCTGCGCCTCCTGCCTGTTGGATGGCGCGTTGCGCATCAGTAAACTGACCACGCGTATCGGCCCCCCGCAGGACGTTGGCGGCCTCCCCTGTCAGGCCCACACCACCAGCAAGCGATTGACGGGCGGATGCCAGATAGGGGTCGAAAGCGCCGATGCCCGTGGCTTCGGCGCGGCGCATGGCATCCAACTGAGCCTGTTGGAAACCAGCGACTTCATATTTCGGGAGCTGCTGGGCCAGCGTTTGCGTCGGAACAAGCTTGGGCCGTGTCTGAGCTTGGCCTGTCAAAGAATCGATGACAGGCTTGCCCTGAGCGTCAAGCACCGGTTCGGTGATGATCTTGCCACTGGCGTCACGTTCCGGTTGGACATTCAAGGCGAGGTTTTCTGCTTCGCGCAGAAGCCGAAGGCGATAGTCCTCGACTCGCGGGTCCTCCCGCTGGATCATCTGCTGGGTGGTGATGTCTGCCATTTATTTCCCCTTGACCGGCCCGCCCTCGAGCATCTTCATCATCTTGTACATGCGCGCAGCACCCTTTCGTCGGCTTCCGCCGCCGGCATTCCGGACCGCCTTGGCAGTGAACACAAACTCCCCGTCAGACAGCATGGCGGGAATCGAATCTGAAGTGCCGGTGCCCGGGCCGTTGATCGCGCCGATCTTGCGCGGGAACTCGGTTGGTCGCATCTCGCCACCCCGTGCCGCTCGAACAGGCTGCGGGCCGTACAAGAGCGGAATGCCATACAGCCCCGGCACGTTGTAAGGCTGGGCGATCGGCCCCATACCGGGCGTCATCGGAGGCGGGCTGTACACAGGAGGTGTGGTGGGCATCGGAGCAGCCGGCATCGGAGCGGCCGGCATGGGCGCTTGAGGCCCCGGGGGCATGGGAATGCCACGGGTCAAGCCGTAATCCACGTTCGCCAACTGCTGCTCACGAGACAAGCGTTCTTGCTCCGCCCGCTGCATCCATGCCTTGTTGCTGTACAAAGGCTCTTCTTCGGTGGGCGGGGTCTTGAATGCTCCAAGCGCCCCGGCGACTGCCGTACCGGCCGCTGCCAGCGGGGCATATTTACGGATCAGGCCCGCATCCGCCGGAAGGCCCGGTCGACTCGGGGAGAGGTACTCGTTGTACAGATCCGTCGCGCCTTGGGCCATGCGACCGAAGAAGCCGGGCTGGGCAGGGTTTGATCCGGGGGGCAGCAGTTGCCCAGAGGCAGAGTACGGCGTCGAAGCGGTCGTCCCCATCTCCCCGGCAAAGCTCGGAGCAGGGGGTGTGGCGACGAGTTCCCCGGAGGGTGAGTACGTTCCCGTGCCCATCTCCCCGGCAATGTTCTGCATCATCGGCTGCTGCGCGGCCGTTCCGATCTGCCCAATCCCACCCGAAGGCGATGTTGGGGCCGGCGGTCCAACCATCTCGGCCGGTGCTGCTGTCGGCTGCGCCGCTTGGGCCGTGGGCCCCGATACGGCCTGCAAGCCTCCCGAAACAAGGCCCGCAGTCGCGCCCATCTTGAGCGCCTCTTTGGGCTTCATGCCCATCGCAAGACCGGCACCCGTACCCAAAGCAGCCGTGGTCAGGCCGGTGTTGAGCGCGCTGCCGGCTGCGCCGGGGAGTACACTGCCGACCGACTGAAGCGGGCTGACACCACCAATCGTGCCGCCACCGCCCACGTAACCCAAGGCGGCGGAAACAAGTGCGTCCTTGATATTGCCACCACCTGCGAGCGTGACCGCGCCGGCCGACAATGCGGCCGTTCCGGCCGCTCCAAGGGCTTGGCCAATGGCAAGCGGACCGAGGACCGTGGCCAACGCGATCGTGCCGATGATCCGTCCAATCGGAGACGACAGGACTTTTTTGACCGCCCGACCCAGCTTCTTGAAGAACTTCTTGAAGTACTCCGGAAGCCCCGTGTTTGGATTGATCGTCCCAGACCCACCCTGAGCCTCGAGCATCGCCGCTTCGTCCGGCGTGATGTGAGCAAGCATCGTGTCGCCGTTGCGACCCTGCGAAGCAAGATAGCCAGCCATGTCGGCCAATCCGCCTTGGGCCATGGCCATCGGAGCGGGACCCATGGGAGGCGCGATCGGCGGGCCTCCCATCATCGGCTGCATCGCTCCGTCGACCTGCGACATCTTGAGCTCGTTCAAAACCGCAAGTGCCGCGCCCACGAACACCGGGTCATACTCTTCCGGCAAATCCCCCGGGTCGACCATGTCTTGGGCCAGCAACTGCTGCAAGACCCGCTGATAGTCTTGAGGATTGTTCGTCAGGTATTCAAAGACAGAGATAAGCTGGTCGATCTCACGAGGCGTAAGATCAACGTCCGCGAGATTTTCTCTTAAAGAGGCTTTGACCTCCTCCAGAGCCTGCGGGTTGGTCATGCCAAGCGCAGTTTTGGCCGCGTCATAAGCGTCTGCGCTTGAGACCGTCATCGGAGCCTGTGGCTCCGGCATGCCCGCCCCCTGAGGGAGCGCCATGATTCCTTCGTTTTCCATAAAAGTCCTTTCCGTTAGTGGCCTATAGCTCTGTACAGAGCCGCGCGCCGGAAAAGGACGCGTATCAGGCCAAATTATCTGCTAGGAAACGCCCTGTTGTCCACTGATCAAGTACGGTCGATTTCCAAGTACGACAGCCAAAAGTCAACATCCGCTGTTGATGCGGTCACCTTGAGCACATCTCCGGCCTGCATGACCAACGGAACACCCGAAAACGCATCCAACGTCTGGCTGGTCGGTAAGACATAGGTCTTCAACATCTTGTAGGGCGTTGCCCCACCCTCTGGATACAAGGTCACACTGATGTTAGAGGTGCTGGCGTTGTCGTTGGTGACCCGAAGCGAAGATAGAATGGCATTATTGGCCTCCGGCGCGGTGTAAAGCGTCGTTTCAGTTGCTGACGCCGGAGTCAGATACTTCCGGAGGTATTTGTTGGCCATGTTTAACCCGCCGAAACAAAGTTGATGGTAAGAATCACCGACGGAATCGCAGGTCGCGTGGGTGTGGTTTCCTCGTCGTAGTGCTCAAGAAAAACATCGGTGCTGCTGGCCCACCAAGCGATCTCCAAGTAGTCGGTGCTTGGGTCATCGACAGTAAAGATGCCGGTAACGGTGGGAACAATGTGCGACCAAGTGGTGTCATTTTTACGAGCATCGATGTCAAACCGCGTCCGGCTGCTTGGATAGTTGACGCCTGTGTCCTTGGCCCAGACCTCAAACAACTGTTGAGCATTGCTACGATTGGAGACCTGCAATCGAAAGGTCACTAGATATTGCCCGGCGCATGGGACATAGATCTTGCTGTCGTCAACCACCCGGATGCCGTTGGTGAGCGCCACCACGTCGTAGGTCAGAAGCTCTTCGGTCGTCGTGCTGGTGAGGTCCTGATCCAAGTTCGAGACCAGCATCGCATGGGGCAAAAGGATTCCGTTGGAAAGCTGAAAGCCACGAACACCGCCTGCAAAGCCCCCACCCGCTCCTGCGCCCGCTGCCATCCAAGTCGACGCACCCGCCGTGTTTTCGCTGGTGATCGGGGTGTAGGTGTTGTTGAGCTGAAAGACGATCTGCTCGAGCGATCGAACCAACTGGTTGAACTGCTCCGGGCTATAGTTCGTCGCGACCGCGTTGGGCAGACGGACGTTGTTGATCTTGCTCATCGATACCCGTCCGGCGTGATGTCGACCCGCATCGTCCCAAACCGCCAGTTGCTGTCAAGCTCGTCACTTTCGATTTTGAGCTGAATCTGCCGGCCGCGCGCCCGCGTGTCCACCTTCTGCGTCGTCGGCGTGATGACATACGGATCAAGCGAACTCGGACTCGCCGACGCCTGAGGAAACGGCCGCAGCAAAAGACGAACCGTCAGGTTTCCGACCTGATTCTTGAAGTCCGGAATGAACCGGCTCATCAAGAGCATGTTGTCGCCGTCGCCAATGTCAAAGTAGCCCGAGACGATGTAGGCCGGAAGCGCTTGGTCGATCGCGTTGACCCCATCCTCTTGGTTGTAAACCACCGTCCGCCCGGCCGTCAGACCGTAAATGGTGGAGATCGTCGCCTCGGTACTCTCCGGGTCGTAGGCCGTTGCAATCGGCTTTTCAAACGACCCCAAATCCCGCCACGCGGTTCGCGGCATACTGCCCACGGACCAGACGTTCTCCAAGTAGTTGTAGGTCACGAAACGGTCGATGTAGTCACTCGTGAATGAGCAGTACCACCACGTCACCTCGTTGAACTGCGTGTTGATGCCGACATGCACCTTCTGTGCTTGGACGATGTTGATGTCCTTGAACACGTAGTCCTGCACCGTACAGGGAAGCTTCTTGACCGTACCGTCGAAGACAAAGAACGCGTCCTTGCTCATCCAATAGGCCACACCATTGACGTCAGCCGACGCGTGCGGGCCAATACAGCCGCAATTCGCGCCAAGCTGCTGAAAGCCAAAGGTATAGGGCGGCCCAAGGTACTGCTGGCCATGGAGCGAGGTGTCTGTCCAGATCAGGATCTGGCCTCGAGAACGCACCGCCGTGATGATCTCGTTCCCGTCGGTCAGACGTTGTCCGCCGGCCGTGTTCGTGGCCGTCGCCTCAAAGTTGTTGATGTCCTCTTGCGACGAAAATCGCACGTACATGGGATCTTGCGTGCTCGTCGAGCCGATCGTGCCTTCTGTTCCAAAGCAGACCAAGTGCCGGTCAGGCGTTGAAACCAGCGCGTATCGGCTTCGGGTGGGCGCACCTGAAACCGCCGTCGCACGCGGAGACAAGGTGATGTCCGGCGTCCACTCGTAAATGCCGCCGTTGACGAGCTGGAGGATCAAGACCTCCCCAAACGTGTCAAACTGCCAGACGCGAGACAGGAGAAGAATCGGTACACCGGAAGTACGGGGCGTGCCCCAGTCGCCACTGCCCCACGTGCCTGTCCCCCAACCGTAGTCAAAGAAGCTGCGGTCATCGCCCACACTGATTTGATATGCCGCATCGGCCGATCCAGCCGCCGTGGCCGTGCTTGTCGCAGCAGTCGGTGAGGTGATTGCGTACTCGTCTGCGCCCAGCACCTCGATGATCTGAAACTCATTGTCAAGATCAGCATTCGGTATGCCGCCCGGATCGCCGGTCGTGCTGCTGAATGTTACAAAATCACCTACGGATGCATCATGCCCAACGTCGTTGACCACGACCCGGGTCTCGCCATCCGTGGTGTCAAAGGTCACCGTTCCAGTCGCACGGATGGGGGTGATGTCCGCCCAATTGCCCCCGGCAAACGCATAGACCTTCCTGCTCGTGCCGACCACCGCATAAGGGGTGCCGTCCAAGGCATTCCATGTGAAGACTTCACTTGCCACGCCAACAAGGTATGCGGGAGCGTCGTTAAACCACTGCCATCCTCCTACCTTTTCCGGCAGCCCGTAGCGAAAGCGGATGTAGTCACCATCCACCCAGCCGCCTTCAGCACCATATTCGGTGTTCTGCTTGTCGATTCCGGGCTTGAGAAAAAGTCGGAGCAGGGGCATCGTTTTTCCTTACTTCACCGGGCCGCCAACGAGCCAAGCGTCACAGGTGCGGTCGCCCGCACACTTGAAGTGAAAGAGCTCGCAGTAGCCTAGGTTGGCGGCGGCAATCACGTCGTCCGCGTAGCTCTCATGCTGCTCAGGCTCGTTCTCGATACCGTCTGCAATGCACTTAAGCATCTGTGGGGTTTGGATGAACGCTGCACAGTTGTGGCAACGCGCCTTCCTGGCCTCGGGCACATCGGTGCCCCACATCTCGGCCTTCTTCTGCCAAAACGCACGCGACTGCGACTCCGGGTTCAAGGGCCCGTAGCCGTACTCCTTGATGGCGTGGTTGCGGTTCTTCAGGTTGACATGGACGTCCATGGTCGCCGTCGGACACGCCTTCATGCCCTTGCTGTAGGCCTGCTTGATGCCATCGGCAATCGCGTCCTTTTTGACGGTGGCCATGGTCAGCCCTTCTTCCGCACGGCCCGCATATTATCGACGAGATTCGGGTAGGGCCGACCCTCCGCCTTCTTCGGACCAGACAACGCCTTTGGCTTTCCAAGGCCCTTGGGCCGTGGTTTGTCCCACACAGGCTTTGATTTCATGGTGCTTCTCCCTATAAACACCTGATCATTTCACACCTATCCCGTAACCTTTAGCTGTAGTGCTTCAAGCACAAGCCTTGCTTTGCGCTGTTCCAGCTTTTCCGTTACCAGAGTTTTTTGTAAACGATCTCGGAATTGTAGGTCTGACAAGAGTTGAATGTCTTCAAATGACAAGGTATTTACTAGATCAACAGGCGGTGCATCTTTATATACTAAAAGACGATCCGGATATTCTGTGGGCATTGTAGATAGTATATGGGTATAATTATCAATGTTTAATTGATAAGACTCAATTTCCTGCTCCCGAAAACTAATCATTTGCTGCAATTGCTCGTTAGTCATGTTTTGTCCTTTAATTAAAACCGTTCCATGAAATCCCAAAAGACGATCCGGATGGGGGTACCGCTGGGTCAGCATACTTAGTCCCAAATCCGCTTGATCCCCACGAGTATACCGAGAGTCCAGAAGCGGTCAGCCCACCAACTGCCAAAGCGCTATTTGCTGTATTAAAAGCCGCTACTCGTCCGTCACTAGCGGGAAGTGTAGCTGGATTTGAAAACCGGGTTCCAAATCCACTACTACTCCAAGCATAAACAGATATGTATGGTGTGGTAGAGTGTGGGATAGCTATTTGAGCACCGGATGGGGAAAAATTCATTCGTCGTCCACTGCCAGTTGGCAGGGTAGATGGATCAGAATACTTAGTTCCAAACCCTGTTGAAGAATTCCACGGATAAATAGATACATATGGAGAGTTGTCATGGCCAACTGCAATAGTTGTGCCATCCGGAGAAAATGTTACACTTCGACCGCTGCCGGTCGGTAGCGTAGACGGATCAGAATACTTAGTTCCAAATCCACTACTCCAAGTACTGACCTGCACATACGGGCTAAATGAAAAAAGAGCCGCTGCTATAGCGTCTCCTGATGGAGAAAACTCAACATCTAATATTGCTCCATTAAATGGAGTAGCTGGATTAGCGTATTTTGACCCAAACCCACTGCTCCAAGGGTATACTTGGACCCCTGGAGCGCTAGTAGACGCGCACGCAAGATTATTTCCATCCGATGAAAACGCAACACCGGCACCTATGGTGCCCCCAGGAAGCGTTGATGGATTAGCATACTTTGTCCCAAAGCCGCTAGTCCATGGATAGGCTGTGATTAGTGGTGAGTTTGTATGCACAACAGCAATATCGTTTCCGGATGGCGAAAAACTAACATCGTTCCCAGCCCCGGTAGGTAGCGTTGCCGGATTACTGTATTTTGTACCAAAGCCACTGCTCCAGTCGTACACAGATACGAAAGGTGAGACATCGTGAGCGACAGCAATTTCGGTTGGCCCACCTAGAAGTCTGTAAACCCTGGCAGCGAAGCTCATACAAACCCTTTTAATAGGGAAACATACCAATTTCCGGTCGCAGACAGATACGTAGCCACTACCAAATCAACCGCGTTTGGAGACGTGCTAAGAAATGTGACCGACCCAGACGGCCATTTGAAATTGGATGGCCAAGTCATAGTTCTAGCCCCGGTCGAATCCTGTGTTATAAACCAGTTTATAGTTTGTCCATTTTGTGGATTTGACAAGGCTGGTGCACTTGTCACATTTCCGGTCATGGTTAAAGTAAATACATTAGAGTCTCGGCAATCCAGTGCCATACTACTTGCACTAAAACTGACAGAAACAGGGGTGGTTTGCGCGTTACCCGTAAACGTAGCCGCATCTATTGTTGGACTGTCTGCAAGAACAATGCCGCCAGATCCCGTGACATTCTGCCCTAGGGCAGTAGCGACGCCTGTGCCAAACGAAGTAATCCCCGTTCCACCATTTGCCACCGGCAACGTGCCTGATACTTCAGACCCAAGTGCAACATTGCTAGCGGTAACTGCCGAAGTTCCGTTTCCTTTTAAGACCCCAGTCAGCGACGTTGCGCCTGTGCCGCCATTCGCTACCGGCAACGTGCCGGTCACACCGGTCGTAAGCGGCAACCCCGTCGCGTTGGTCAGCGTGACCGCAGACGGCGGCCCCAGATTCGGCGTCGTCAACGCCGGACTGGTTGCAAAGACCAGCGCCCCGCTTCCAGTTTCATCTGTGACGGCTGCAGCGAGATTGGCAGAGGACGGCGTGGCCAAGAAAGTCGCGACGTCTGTGCCCAACCCGCTCACACCCGTGCTAATCGGCAACCCCGTTGCATTGGTCAAGTCCCCGGAACTGGGTGTTCCAAGCACACCCCCATTGACCACCACCGCACCGGCTGTACCTACGTTGACCGCCAGCGCCGTCGCGACGTCCGTGCCCAGCCCACTCACCCCCGTGCTAATCGGCAACCCCGTTGCATTGGTCAAGACGCCCGAAGCAGGCGTCCCCAGCGCAGGTGTTATCAAGGTCGGACTGTCCAGCGTCGGACTGACAAAATAATCCACCATCTGCACGACATTCGTGCCGTCCACGTACAGGTGGGCTTTGGCCCCATTCGGCACCGTCACGCCCGTACCAGCCGAGGTCTTGACCGTGATGCTTTGTCCGCCAGTCGTGTTGTTCTGGACGATGTACTGCTTCTCGATCGTCGGCACCACCAGCTCACGGGTCGCGGACAACGAGACGCCGGACGTCACATCAAGGACCAAGGCCCGCGCTGCTTGGGCCGAGTTGCTGTCGGTCAGCGAAATCGTCAGGTTCGCGTCACTGGCAAAGTTCGGATTGCCTTTGCCCACGATCGCCTGCTCAATCGCCGTGCCAAGATTGGTGTTGGTGACCGTGCCCCAAATATTAGCCTTTTCCCCCGTGGCCATCAGCTCAATCTTGAGATTCGTAGAGAAGTCACTACCCGGCATGATTCCGTCCTTTATTGTGATGCTAGGTCACAACCTCGACCCAATTCGTTGTTTGGCTGTCGCTCACGGTCGCCCAATTCGGTACTTGGTTGTCGTCGATCGGCCCCCAGACCAAGGCCACGCCAACCTGCCCAATCCCGGCAACCCCCACCGGGAACACACTACAGTTTCCGGTTATGACAACAGAACCAATCTGACCCGTCGCCGAGACGCCCGTCACAGGAACCGGCGTAATCAGCTCTATGGTAACCGAGCCAACCGCTCCTGTCGCCTCCACACCAGTGACCACGACATTCGCATCACCGGCCACTAAGACCAAGCCGACTTCACTCGTTCCCTGAACACCCGTGACCGCCACAGGCGTAATCAGCTCTACGGTGACAGCGCCGACCTCGCCCGTTGCCTCGACGCCCGTTACACTGACCTCGGCACCCGCTGCGACATCGACTTGTCCGACCTGCCCAGAACCCTGAACGCCCGTCAGACTAAAGTTGGCATCCCCCGTGATCGCGACGGAACCAACCTGCCCATACCCAAACGCCAGATACGCCGCATATGCCGCAGGATTCTGCGTCATATAGGCGTTCATTACGTTTTCTATGTATGAGTCTTTGGTAGCGTTTCCAGTGGTTCCGTTTGTGTACCACTTGACGTAATCCAGAGCATCTGAACTGGTGACAGTACCTGTGTTGTTGATGTCACCAAGCGGACGACCACCGATCGTCGTGTCTTTGAAAAGTGTTTTGCCCGGCTCGTTATTAGACGCAGCCTGAAGGATCGCTAGGCCAACGTCCTCCGTTCTGAAGGAGTAGACATCAACAGCCGTTAAGAGGTCGACGGTGACTGCGCCAACGGCACCCGTACCAGAGACGCCTGTAGGAGAAGCGGAGGCTCCCGCCTCTATGGCAACCGCCCCCACCTCTCCTGTCCCACTGACGCCCGTTAGAGGAACACCTGCTGCCCCTTCGACTACAACCGATCCGACCTCGCCCGTCCCACTGACGCCTGTTAACGAAACATTCGCTTCTCCGGTGATGGTCGGCGATCCAACCTCCCCCGTTCCCGACACTCCAGTGACAGTGACTACAACGACACTGCCTGCTTCGACAACCCCAACTTCACCCGTGCCGTTGACGCCTGTCAGAGAAACACCTGCTGCCCCTTCGACTACAACCGCTCCGACCTCGCCCGTCCCACTGACGCCTGTCAGCGGAACGCCGATTCCTCCTTCGACTACAACCGCTCCGACCTCGCCCGTCCCACTGACACCTGTCAACGAAACATTGACATCTTCGAGTACTAGCGCCGTCCCAACCGCACCTGTGGCCGCAATACCGGTGACGCTGACAGAGACATCAACCTCTGCCAGCGCGGAAAATGGCGCTTCCGCAAATGCGTAAAAACCAAACATCAGACAGCCACGCTTCCAGACATGTCAGCTTGCGACATCACCCACGCATAGCACTTGTCTAGAAATGCCGCACCTTGCTGCGCCTCGATGTCATCAAGCGGAGTGTGATAGCGCCGAAAGTCAACCTCCCGAGTGTCGTCCTCGGGCGTGGCAGTACCATACCCAGCGATGTCGATCATAACCGAGAACTTAGCGCCACCGGCTCGCTGCCTAGAGATCGAAGCAGTCACGATGCGGAAGTACGCACCCGCGAACGGAATTCCGTACTGAGATTGCGTGAGGTCGATTTGGATTGCCATGATTACTCCTGATCAACCATCGGAAGGTTGAAGAACTCTCGTGCCTGCTGCTCGCTATCGAACCAATACCACCCATCAACCGGATAAGTATGGTCTCCTTTCGTTTCGCGCCTAAGTTCATAGTTGGCGTTCAGCACAAAATTAGGCCCGAACAATAGGTCGCCATCGAGCTTGTAAAATCCGCTTGTGTCCATTGTTACCCCGTCACTGTCCAGCCCTTGGCCGTCGCAATCGTTGGATCGTCACCCGTCGTGCCATAGTTCCCAGTCACCGTGATCGTCTGCCCGACAACTGTCGGAAGATTGGTGTAAATCTCATCTAAAGCAGCAGATGATAGCTTGCAGTTTAATACTGAAAATGTGTAGTTGAAACCAGTTGCTTTGATGCTAGAAAGTGAGTTGCATGTTGTGAACATGTTGGAAAAGTCACTGCTGGATGTAACCGCAGAAACATCTAGCGCCGGAATAGATGAAAGAGAAAAGCAATCACGAAACATACTAGCCATGTTTGTTACTGATGACGTATCAAGCAAAGGAACTGTTTGCAGAGAATGACAATCATTAAACATAGATGCCATGCCTGTAACAGCAGACGTATTAAACAATGGAATACGCTCTAATGAATAACAACCATTAAACATGGTATTCATGGATGTCACAGAAGACGTGTCAAACAAAGGAACTGTTTTTAATGAATAACAAAGTTGAAACATGCTAGTCATGTTTGTAACAGAAGAAGTATTAAATAATGGAACCTCTGTTAAAGAGTAACAAACACCAAACATGGAACTCATGTCAGTTACTGAGGAAGTATTGAACAATGGCACTTCAGTAAGAGAAGCGCACCCGTACAACATTTGTAACATTGATGTAACAGAAGAAGTGTCAAAAAATGGCACATCCACAGGGGAACTACATACATAAAACATATAACTCATTGTTGTAGCAGAAGACGTGTTAAATAAAGGAACTCCTATTAGTGTTGGACAATTATTAAACATACTACTGAAAGATGTAACAGATGCAGTATTAAATAAAGGAACTGTCGCTAAAGACCTGCAATTAGAAAACATGCTGTTCATGTTTGTAACAGCAGATGTGTTCAGCAAAGGAACTTTTGTTAGTGAGTAACATGTATCAAACATGGATGTCATGTTTGTGACGGAAGAAGTGTCAAACAAAGGCACTTCTGTCAGTGAAAAACAGTCCTCAAACATACTGCTTGTATTTGTAACAGACGATGAATCTGTAATATAAACACTTCTTAGCGCATAACAGCTTCTAAATAAACTTGTAAATGAGGTTATTGCGCCAAGTTCGTTTAGCCTGACGCGCTCAAGATAATTTTGCCTTACACTTGTTGACGCATTACCAATTGTCAGAGATGTTATTGTTGACGCAGCAATGGCAATATCAAGCCATCCGGTTGAGTATCCATTTGCAAGGTTAGTTTGGTTGTGTTTAACCCATAGATTGATGTTTGTTAAATTTACTCCGGCTTGAGGTGTAACAGTAACGGTGGCAATTTTGTAAGGCAGGAGAGTTGCAGATCCATCCCCCACTAGATCAATAGCAGACCCACCCGGAGTCGTCGCTACTTGGAATGTGTTTGCTGTGGCGTTGACGACGTAATATTGCTGAGCTTCGGATACCCCGGTTGTCGTGACAATGTTGTACAGCTTTACCGTCATTCCGTCTGTGTATCCATGCGCTGTGCGGTCAACCGTATCAGTTGATGCGGTCAGCGTGACCGGAGCATCAGTGCCAGCAAGGTCAGCGTCGTTATAGTCAAACTCGTGATACGCAATGACATTGCTTGAATAGCTTGTTGTTGTTCCGTCACCAAAATCAACTGTGTAAGCAGCCTGTACTTGCAAGGCAATAAAGTTGCCGCCATATGGCCACACGGCATAAAGCCCGACCATCTTGTTATCGCCCGGATCAGCCTCACAAGCAGGCCACGACGGATTCCGAACCCACGGCTCAGTCACAGGAACGAATCCACCGGGATACGCCCGACCAGCAAGCCCAGCAGTGTTTAGCGTTGGGGATGCGCCGTTTAGCCTGATCGACATTAGGTCAACTCCGATCCGAACAACTGGAACGACACATCAGCGGTCGCAGCCCGAACGGTCACAACATCGGTTGCCGCGAGCGTAATCCCCAGCGTCAGCAGAACCGTGTCGTACTGATTGATCGCTGCCTCGTATGCCAGATATTGCTTGTCCTCGATAGACGCGCCAGCGACTCTAATGGCAATCCTGTAAGTCGTTGATGCGCCAAGATTGCAGATGGAGATCGTGCTGCATACCGCAGACGTTGCCGACGGAACCGTGTAAAGCGTAGTGTCTGTCGCCGCCGCAGGATGCGCCTGACCAAGAACCTTGTACGTCGTCGCCATGTCATGCACCCATCAAGAGAAAGGTTTGCTCGAAACCCACAGAGCCACCGCCGCCAGAGACGGTTGTAAACGATAGATTGCCCGATCCATCTGTGCTTAGAACCTGACCGGAGGTTCCATCAGCAGATGGAAGCGTTAACACAACTGTTCCAGAGCTAGGAGATTGCAACGTAACATTGCCAGCCCCTGTGTGATTAATATTAATGCTCATGCGTATGTAACCTCACTTGTCTGGATGGTTGCTACCCATCGGATATTCGTTGCTGCTGCGCCGGTGGCCGTTACAGCCAAGCCGCCGTTTGTTGTGTCTGCTGATAGGGCTAACGTCCATCCCGGTGTATTGTCGATGGTTGTTAGCACAGAGTTAACCAGAGTGGTCGTGCCAGCACTACCCTCTCGCCGGATCAACCCTTCCACTTTCCACGCTGCGGATGCTGTGCCTCCAGACGCTTGCTGACGCGCCACCACTGTTCCACTGAAAGCGTAGGCTGAGTTGTTGGGGAGAATTACTTGGTCATTTGTTCCGGGAGAACTGTTATCTGTTGTCAGGACGGTTGCGGTTGCGTTAGTTGTTTGCTTACATAAAACAAACAATCCCGTCTGGCAATCTCCTGTTGCTGAAAATAAGTTTGATGCGTACGCATATTTGCCTATTACAGCTGCTCTTGCGTAATAGCCAATAGCTGTAGCATTGTTGATAGTTGCCTCACAACTTGCACCGATTGCGATTGTGTTGTTGGAGCTTGAAATTGAAAGCTGCCCGATTCCAATTGACTTAGACCCGGACGCGCTTGTTCTATCTCCAAGAGCCAGAGCCCCGGTTGATCTAGCACCATAGCTGCTCGTATTATTAGCCACCGCAGCAGCGAAAGAATCCGTGCCTGATGCGTAGGAACCACCGAGCGCCATTGCGCCGGAGCCTGTTACGGCTTGGGATCTTGTGTTTCCGGAGTTGTAGCCAATAGCTGTGCTATATAACGATGTAGCGTTGCCATTAAGTCCTAATGCATTGGTATTTGTTGCTGAAGCAGCAGAACCAATAGCAACCGCATTGTTGCCAGTAGCACTAGGAGAAGTCGGACTTACAGGGTTTTCAGCGTAAAGCTGTGAGCCACCGCCAGACGGAGCGGCAGACGTCCAGCTTGTACCGTCAGACGTCAGCACATTGCCGCTGGAACCCGGATCAGGAATAGCAAGCGCACTCGCAGAGCCAGACACAGACCTCTCTGCTGGGTACGTCAGAAACACATCCTTGCTACCCGCACCCCAATTGACCGCTGATCCGCTGTTGCTGCTTTCAAGGATCGTGTCACGACTGAGAGTCGTTCCAGAAGCTGTATACGTCCCAATCCCAACTTCCCAGTCCGTCCCGTCAGTGACCGTGTAGTAGGTGGTATTGCCATCACCCACCACAGAAAACGATTGAAACCCAGTCACAGCACCGGCAAGCGTCAGCGTACCAGTGCCGGTGGTAGTCGTAGTTTCCTTTACACGATCCTTGAGAACGAGCGCCATGACTTTTGACCTTTACGTAGCAACTTTTGTTGACAAAAACCTTTTGGATTTAGATCGAACAATAGCAGATACAATATCCTCGCCATTGGCAAGCCTGCGATACACAGAACCCGGAGAGATCTGGTAGTCATCGCACCAGTCATGCAGGCACTTGGTTGTATCGCCGATCGTCACCAAAATGTTGCTCCGGTTGTTACGAGACTGCACAGCCCTAGAAGTCCAGCGAACATTGCCAAGCTCGTAATTGCCGTCGTTATTGATACGATCAAGCGTATGCTCTGGACTAGGTGGCTCTCCGACATCTCGAAGAAAGTTCTCAAACGCCTCCCAATCAGGAGAAAACCCAATACCGCGTCTACCGTAGTTGTGATAAGCAGGATGATGGGGATTGCTGCACCGAGCTTTCATGTTGCACCATACATTGTAGATCTGGCTATGACGTTTGCCGTGGCGACGATTAGAGAGTCCAGAGCGCAATAAACACCCGCACGACTTTGTGTGGCCTATCTTGACTGCGCCGGCCAGCTTTACGCACTCCTTGCCGCAGTCACACACCAGACGCCACAACTTCTGACCGTGTTTGTTCTTGCCCGCTTCCTCAATGAACTGCAATTTACCGTAGCGTTGCATAGTGACCTCCTGTTGAAAGCCACCATGCTATCAGGATTTAACCAACCAATGCAATCTCAACTGATCCTTATGATCGCGTTGCTTGCATCAGCAGTCGGGAAGATGATGGTAAACGTCCCAGCCGTCGAAGTCTTCGCCCCACCAAAGTCCAGAACACACACCGCAGGATTGCCCGCCGCCGTGTCGTTATAGATCAACGCCCCATAGGCCGTGATCGTCGCACTGGTGAACGACAGATCAGCAAAGTCCGTGAACGCAGTTGTCCCCGAGCTGATCGGCGTTACATTGGTCAGCGTACCACCCCCCGCAGAGTACGAACCCGACGCGCTGACCTCGTTGGTCGCCGTGTAGGCCGTAGTCGCCGCCGTAAACGAAGCGCTGTTGTCGTAAAGCGCCAACTTGAAGGTGTTGCCCGTGCTGGCCGTGAAGTTGTGAACACCCTGCATCAACTCGACCTTGAAGCTGGTGCACATGAAGTTACCGGTAAATGCCATTTCAGTTCTCCAAAATTGAACGAAGTTCCGCGTGCCCAGCCTGCATCAGCCGGTTTGCAGTGGTTGCGCGATCCTGTGTGATCGCTTCGTTGAGGTAAAACAAAACCACTTGTCGTACCTGCTCCTTGAATGCCCGGGCCTGCGCTTGAACCGCCGGATGCGATTGATCCCCAACAAAGACGATTTTGTCAGCCGCCCGTTGCGCAAGCTCCTCAGGGGTCCAGCCGCGCTCGGTGGTGGTGGCGACTTGAACACCACCCAACAAAACAGGGGATTGAACAGAAATCATGGTCCGGGTGACTCCGATTTGATGGGAAGACGAATCATGCCATCCCGATACTCATCGCGACGACGGCGGCCCTGCTGCTCAATGCCAAGCCCTTGCAGCGCCTCTTTGTAAGCAGACTTGAAGTAGTTCAGCATATCCAACGGGCCCTTGGTGTAACTATACGCCTGAACAAGACAGGCATAAAGCAGCGCTTCCGGCGCATTGATGCTAATCCAAGTCGTAGGATTGGTTGATGACAACTGTACAGGACGATAGATGTACCCGAGTTCAACCGTAAAATTGGCATTTGGCGTGGGTGCGACATAAAACGTGTCCTGATCCCAAACCGAGTAGTACTTTGGAACGCCCGTAGCCGACCCATCCGGCCAGAACTCCTTCATGAAGGACGTGTCCCGGAAATCCAAGAAGATCTGATCCCCAGACACCGTGATCATCATGTACCGATGCGTCAGAATGCCTGACGGAGCGGCCAAAAACCGATTCCCAGAGGTCATGTTGCCGGCCACCTCGACCTTGAAGACATCTAGATCGATCTCGCGAAGGATCTGATTCTCCGCCATCGTGATGAACGTGTTGATGACCGAATTGGTGAAGACGTTCGCCCCCACCTCGGTGTAGTTGCGAATGTTCGTGACAAGCTCGTCGTAGGTCATGATGTGCTCACTGTGACAGATCCAACGACGCCCTGAGCAATCAAGGCCTGACCCTCAACATACGGCCTCATGTCATTGGTGCCGCGCGCTGAACCGTAGCTTTGGAAAGCGGTGAATCCGGGTGCACCAACATACACCGACACCGGCTCAATCCGATCTGGGCGAGGATCCCGCAAAGCGATTGCGTCACCCCGATATCTCAGAGGCTCAAGCTGCGGCTCTTTAGGCTCATAGTCATCCGGACAGACCATGTAGCCCTGCCAATTCTTCCGCAGGGTGTTATACGGATAGCGTTGACCGCAATAATCGCACAGGGCGAGCGAGTATTTGCCGGTCGCATACGCCATGCTAGACCCCTAGATCCGGCACGAACTGCACGCTGGCAGTGTCTCGGTCCTCCAGAGCAGCCCGCTGAAAATCCTCTTCGTACATGGCTTTCAAGGCCTGCACCCGGTCCGGAGCAAACTTCAAGGACAAGTAATACGCCAACCCAGATGCCAAGCAAGGCAAGAACCTAAAGTTGACGTCAGTCGTGTTGGTGTAGTCGCCAGCATCCTGAATTCGCCGGATGCGGTAGTAAACAAAGGTGTAGTTCTGATCCGCCGCCGGATAGAAAAACACCTTCGGGACATTGGTCCGCTGCACATAAAACTGTGCCGGCCGAGCTTGAGAGGTCTTGTCAGGGACGTTCAGCCAGTCCTCCCGACTGATCCGCTCGATGTAGACATCCGTATTGGTGCCTTGGCTGTTCTGGCGAATGATTGCCTCAAGCACATTGACCGTGTCCGTCGGCAAGGAGATCTCATTGTCCCCCTGCACCAGCGAATAAGTCGCCTGCTCGATGGTCCAAAGGTTCAACCCCCGATTGGCCCAGTCCAAGAAAAGCAGGTTGAGCGAGCGGCGCGCAGTGTTTAACTGATAGCCGCTCTGCGGACGCATGCCGCACCGCTCAAATGCCTCTTCAACTAAGTCATCAATCGACAGGTTGAAGTCTGTGGTCCCAGAAGTGGCCATCAGTCACACATCCCGCCCTTGCGGTAGCCCTTGACCATGCCCCCGCCCATCATTTTTTTGCCCATGGCCATGCGCTTGTGCTGGTTCACAGCACCGCCTTTTTTCATCATCACCGGGCCGGTCGTCTTGCTGGTCTCGGACACCATCTTGTTTTTGGGACCGCTTTCAACGGCACCACCGCCACGCGTCGCGCAGCCCATTCCACGTCCAGCCATGATCATTTCCCCTTTTTCATAACGGAGCCACCCATCTTCATCTTATGCTTGGCTCCCGGCATCATCGAGCCATCAGGCATTTTGTGCATAGCACGGCCTTTTGCATCAGAAGAAGACTTCTTCATGGCACGGCCGGACTTGTCCGCCATACCGCCCATCTTCATCTTTCCAACCCCATCGGCTGCAAAAGACGGCACCATCTTACCGCCTTTCTTCACCATTTTCATCTTCTCTTTCATTGCATTACCCTGCCTTTCGCATTTCGTCCAGTTTGGCTTCCAGACGGTTGAACCGCTGGTCTACATGGCTGACGATCCTGTCAAAGCGATCGTCGACCTCTTTTCGCGTGACATGCTCACGGGCCATCTCTTCACGGGTCCTATTGAGCAGGATCCCAAGACGGCCGAGCTCGTCAAATTTACCCTTCAAGAAGACTCCCATCACGCCCACCAAGGCCGTAAGGACAATGTTCCAGATCATCATTTCCATCAAATCACCTCAACACTTCCAAGCCTTCAACGACAGCGCCTTACGCGTTGGCCGTCCTTTTTCATCCTTCATCGGCCCGGGCATCCCAGACATCCGCGCACAAAACGACTTCCTGCGCTTGGCATCCTTCTCGGTCTTCGGGTTCGGAGCGGGAGGCTTCAGTCCCGGCTTACCCGGATTAGCCGCGTTGTAACTGGCGCGGCCTTTGGCGTTCAATCCACCCTTTGGGTTCTTACCTTCCTTGCGCGTCCAAGCGGGAGTCTTAGCCATACTTACCTCTTGATTGCGTCCGCTATAGTCGGTGCGATCTTTTCAACCGACCTGCCAATCACGTAGCCTCCGAGCCCAAACTCAACAATAGACCAGAGCTTCAAATACTCTGCTTCAGACAATCCCGGTGCTGCCCAACCAAACCACCGTGCCACAATCAGCAGTACGAAGGTAATCATCGTCAACGGTCGCCAGTTGCTGGCCAGCCAGTGAGTGGAGGCGGCCTCGGTCTTAATGATATCGGCAGCGGCGGCGTTCAACTGATGGGCGTTTTGCCATAACTGAGAAGCGACCTCAGCCTCGGCCTTGGCGGCTTCTGTCGGGTCAGGGAATTTTGACGCGACAATCTTCCCAAGAATAGGAGCCAGCACCGGAATGAGGGCTTGAATCATCTACGCCTCCAAGAGCGTAGCAATACGCCTAGCCCAACCACGAGAAAACGAGGGCCAGCCAGACATCGAGGTCATCGCCGTCAAACGCTTTGCCAGCATACGACGCAAAATGCCTTCAGGGTTAAGCTCGTTGATTGCGGCCAACGTCTTCGGACCAAGAAGGCCGTCCGGTGTAGCGCCTACCGCTTCTTGCAGCCACCTAATGGCGGCCCCCGGACCGGAGTTCACACCGGCATCAAAGACGGCATAGCGAATGAGCGGAGGCAGCTCGTCGGCACGGACTGAGTCCCAGTACAGAGAACGATAGAACGGATCAACATCCTGTCGGGTCAGGGCGCGCATCTCATCATGCGTAACCTGACGACCGACATACCGTTCCCAAGCAGCTTGAGTCACTCCAAGGTTCGTGCACCCCGGACGACCATCAGGCAGCTTGTTCCCCGGATCGTTAGGATCGTCCGTGAAACCCCCCTCCAGATCAAGGAGGTGGGTGAGCACCGTACTCCATTCCATAGCGGCCTCCCATGACTTGATAAAACTCATGCCAATGCCCACATTGGCACAAGTTTTAGGCAGGCGCTCCGCCCTCAAAGAGCAGCGTTACACTCGTAATCTCAGACGAACTGAGGTCGATGTAGATGCCGCTTTCAAAGAGGATGCCCATGTCGGGGATGATCAAGTCCTGAGACCCAATCGCTGCGGGCGACGTCACAGTCAGCTTTGCCGATCCACCACTTGTACTCCCATCCTTCAGAGTGATCGTGGCGGACGTGGCCGTGTGCGTGAAGTACACCCCCAGCAAACGCGTGCGGCCAGAGACCGCAGCCGAAGCCGCAGTCTTACGTACCGACTGAATATTGCTGAAGCTCATGCCACGCTCCTATTAGGACAGGGCAGCGCCGACAGCGGTAACCCAAGCAGATCCGGTGCTGATGACGAGGCAATACTCATTGTTGCCTGCGCCGTTGTCGTTAATCAGACGAACTTGGCCGGCATTGGCGGCGGCTGCCGTTGGCAGCGCAGAGGTCGCGACAGCGGTCAGTTTCAAGAAGTCGACGATGGTGATGTCGCCTTCAAAGCCATTATCGGATTTGACCGGTCCGGAAAAAGTAGTACGGGACATTTGTTCCTCACATGCGAGTTTGATGAGGCACATCTGTCTGCATGTCGTCAGCCGGGACTGTCAGATGTGCCGGTAACCCCGGGATGGAGATCGTTTTAACATGAAGCTCTGGTGTCGTCAAGCACGACAAAAAACAAAAAGCCCCCTTTCGGGGGCTCCAAACACATCGTGTGATGTGCTTTAAGCGCCGGGCGAACCGAAGATGCCGCGCGGATCGCTGAAGCCGAAGCTATAGCGCTCACGAGCCTTGTAGCGGACGTTGCCAGTGTCGAAGTCACCCTCGAAACCGGTCTTAATCGCCACACGAGAGAACATCTTCATGCCGTTGGGCGCATCGGTCTTGATGAACCACGCATCCGGGTCGGTCAGGAAGTGGTTGACGGTGTAGCCCTGCGGCACCATACCCATGTTCCGAATCGCGTTGATGTCATTGTCCGCCGTCCCAACACGAAGCGTGGACTTCATGATTCGATCAGCAGTAAACATCAGCTCTTTCGGGATGATGAGCTTCAGGCCTTGAACGGCAATCTTCAGCCCACGCTCATCCGTGAACGCCGCGATGTCGATCAGAGCCTGCTCAAGCGAGGTCTCAGACAGATCCGCAGAAACGGTCAGCTCGTTCTTGAGATCCGGACCCGCCAGCGTGGGATGATCCAGAGCGCAAAGAGGCTTGCCATCGCCGCCGATCGAGGTGTCGAATGCGCCATTCAGCACGGACGCCGCCTTGATCTGCTTGGTTTGAGCCATCGAACGGGCCAGCGCCCTAGTGTAGCGTGCCGACAGACGATCGTAGAGGTTGTCCTCCACGGCTTCTTCGGTCAGCGAAAACGCCAGCGCAACGGTCTCGTGAGTGTAGCGAGCGGTGTAAACCTCTTGCGCCTGATCGTATGCAACGCCAGCGCCTTCCGTCTTCACCGGAGCCTCGCCAAAGCCCGACTCCATCACCTCTTCCTCAAACGCACGATCAGAAGTTTCAATGGAGTAGATCTCCGTGTGCTCCTGTTCGTAGTTCTTGTACTCGAGGCCAAACAGAGCATTGAGACCGGGCTCAAGCTCTTTCACCAGTTGTGCACGTGAAATTGCCATGATTAAGCTCCTTGACCGGCGACACCAGCACTACCGTACAGGTGCTCGTTGATCTTGACAACAACAACCGCATTGGTGCCGAAGGTGTTGCCGGGAACTTCCCACAGGCCAACAATTTTCAGGTTCAATGCAGCGGTTTTTGCAATGGTAGACGAATCCAGCTCCATCGTCGAAACGCCAGTGGTCGTGCTACCGCCCGTCCCGACTACATCAGCATTAAAGCCAACTTGAGTCTGCGCAACCGACTCATCAACTTGAATGATGAAAAGCTGGTTGGGATCGTCAATTACATCGGCCATGATCTTGCCAGCCGTGATGTTAACGGAACCCGGATAGTAGTTCTTCCACGTGGGCTTGCCGGTGGTGGGATCAATGTAGTTGCAGCCATTGAACACGCCAACTGCGGCCGTATGGGTTGCAGGAGCAAACTTGACAAGGTAGCCGTCATAAACGGTAACCAAGTCGCCTTGATAAATGGCCCCGGACTGGTTGTCCGCAATCTCGTATCCGTACTGTTTTTGACCACCAGTCGCGGACAGATTGCCGAGAGGACGCAGACCAAAGGCTTTGTCAACATTAGCCATTTGATGGTTCCTTCAAAAATGGTTACAGGTCATTTCGACCCGCCAAATGAAACGCGAGATCTGCGGGTGGGCCGATCAATGACCATGCTTGAGTGCGCATTGGCCTTCATCAGCTCGTTATCCGCAGCTTGAAGCTGATCTCCCGCTCGTTGCCGGTAATACGAATTGCGCTCTTCAATGGTCTCCTCGGGGATGCGAGCCAGAAGAAGAGAACCCACGCTAATCACACCTGCGTGACGCCCATCTTCCGGACTAGACGAGTGGAAGTCCGGATATTCCTCGGCCCGCACCAGCTCATAGCCCTCGCGAAGACGCGCGGACACATTGGTGCGATCCTGAATACCGGCCGATTCCGCCCTGATCCAGCGATGTTTGAATCCCGGGGGAGGCTCTGGAGCATCCAATCGCGAAGGGGCTTGCCAAGGACGACGTCGCGTGATCTTCGCACGCAACTCAGAGTCGCGCGAAGCACGGTTGAGGGCAGGGGCTGCCCCAATGGTCGGTTTAACGTCACTCATGATCAATCCTTCACGTATTTGGCGTATTCCTCAAGCGGAACACCCAGTTTTTTGGCAATGGCCACCTGACTTGGAGTCAATCTGACCGTGCGGCGTGTAGCTTGATTAACCCCAGAAGATCTGGAGGCGGGCGCGACCGGCTGCACGTTACGTGTCGGCCCATTTTGCGTACCGGAAAACTTCTTTGGAAAAGCATCCCGAATACGTCGATCCAACTCATGATAATACTCGTCTGAGCTAGCGTCAAACCCCTCGGCCTCAATAAGCTGCCGATGTATGCCCCACGCAGCATGGGTCATCGCAGTATCACGACCATACCAAGGGTTGCGCTCGGCCCACTCCTCAACCTTGGGATCAACCTGCCGCTGTTGAACAGGCTGTTGATACACCTGCTGGGGCTGCTGCTGTTGCGATGCCAGACTTTCGGCATAGGCTTGGCGCTGAGCTTCCTGCGACTTGACGTGCGCCTGCTCCATCGTCAACGACGTCAACCGCTGCTGAGCCTCGGTCTCGGTGTCAATATCCCCCTCTTCACGCGCCTTTTTGATGATCTGCTTCAACGCCATCAACTGCGTTTCAATCCGGCCCGTGGCCTCGGATACACGCTGCTGATCAACCGTCAAGTACTGCTTTTCCATCTCCTGAGCGCGCGCCTGAACACTTCGAGCGTACTCCAACGCCGCCTGCTCACGGCGCTGCGTCTCTCGCAGCCGCGCCGTCAGCTTGTCAATCCTCTTTTTGACATTTTCACTGTACTGGTCCAGCTCTCCTCGGTCTGGCGAATCACCTTGATCGCTTCCGGTGGTAAGGACCTCCGGAGGCTGAGGCTTTCCCACAACCTCAGACTGCCCATCTTCACTGAGCTGAACCGTGGCCGGTTCTTCGTCTTCCCCAATCTTGAACTCCAACTGCTCTGTGTTCATACCGCTCTCCTTTACATATGCAAAATGTCTTCCGGATCATTGACCACGCCCAAAACCTCGTCGTCATTGATCAGCCGAATCTCACCACCATCAATCGGAATGCGCGCGCCCGCATAGCGCCCAAAAATGATCCAATCACCCGCCTTGCACCACTCTCCAGTCGGAAACTTGGACTCATCGGCATAGGCCAAAGGACCCACCTTGAGCACGTAGCCACACACCGTTGCCAAATTGGATCGTTTCTGGGTTTCCTCAGCCAGCACAATCCCACCCTTGGTCTTTTCGGCCCCGCGATACGGAAGAATGGCAATCCGCCATCCAGTAGGCGTCGGAATACGTTGCAAAACCGACTCATGCAGCTTCGATGGATCAAACCCCGACTCCGTATAAGAGTCCTCCAACGACGGCCCATGGCTCTCGGCCTCTTCTCGCCACTTCCGCTCCAAAGCGGTCAGGTTGTCACTTTCTACAGCCTCAACAGCACTCATGGTCACTCCTCAGTCAAGTAAATCGTCGTCCGTGTGCTTCTTCAAAAGTGCTTTCACGGAATCTTCGACCATTTTCAAGCCTTCAAGGCGACCCATCATGAAGCGATAACGCTCCATGTCAGCAATCGTGCCGTTCAGCACAATCTGCTCTGACTGATGTTGTAGCTTTCTGACTTCCTTCAGAATTGCTTCTGCAAATTCGAGCATGGTGATTCCATGAAAGCAGCCGGTTTACCGCACCGGCTGATAGCGTTGCTACCAGACGCTCAGTATATGCGAACTGGGCGCGTCCCATCCTTCTTCTTAACGATAGCCACCGCTTTCTGCACCCCCTTGGGCTGCGAAACCATCGTCCCGCCCTTGGCCATCCTGCGCGCCTTGCCCGCTTTCTCATAGGCAATGGCGGCCGCCTGCTCAGTAGCCTTCTTAACACTCTTCGGCTTGCTGGTGCCCAGCTTTCCAGACTCTTTGTACGACCGGACCATCTCCCCAATGTTGGAGCTGATGGTCTTTTGACTCGATCCACGTTTAAGCGGCATTTCTAACCCCCTTTGGCTGCATCGTCTTGATCGCCTGCAAGCGCAAACGCTCTTGGTTGATCTGATTGTTCTGCTGAAGCTTCTGCTGATCCATCCCAAGCTTCTGCTGATCCAACTGAATCCTCTGCTGGTCCGCCTGCGCACGCTGTTGTATCTCCATGCGCTTCAACTCGATCAACGGATCCTCTCCGCCCTCGCCCGAAAGCTTGCCCTGAAGGTCTCGCATCTCCTGCATGTAAGTCGCGACCTTGATCGCCACCATGCCCTCCTTCTGGATAGCCGAAACCAGACGCTCCGGGTCGGTTCCATACATCTGGAAGAGCTCCGCTTCCACATCCTCTTCCGCTTTCAAGCGAATGTGCTCCAAAATGTGCTTCTGCAACTCCATCGCCGCAATCGGACTGGCCTGCAACATCGGCGAAAAACCCATCATCAAGTGCGCCGCGATGTGCGCATCATGCTGCTGGCCCGCAAAGGCCTTCAACTTCATCCCGTTCAACACATCGCTGTTCTCGGCTGCCGGATCACGGGGCATATTCGTGTTCTGAGGCAGCAAAATGCCGTCAATGTCACGAATATTAAGCGCCGCATACATCCGATAGTACGCCTCGTACATGTTGTGCATGTTTGGAGCGCTCTGAGCAAGCTGCAACTGCATCTGAGCAAGCTGAATCCGCTGCGCAGTGCTAAAAATGTTCGGATCAGCCACCGGCTGCACCGACACCATGCTGCTAAAGTCCGCTTTTTTGATGCGCCGACTCGATCCCGGCACGTCATACGGGTACTCATTCGGCAAATAATGCGCAAAACCCTCAAAAAGGAGCTTGAATTCCAGCGTTTGAGCGTAATGCAGCCTCTTATGGATGCTCGACATGACCATCGAGCCACGTTCCAAGAGCGCTAACGTCGTTCCGACCTGCGCATACTGGTTTCCGTCGCCCACTTGCATGTCGGCCGTGCTCGACAACCGCTTTCCAGCGTCCACCAAGAAGCCCAAAAGCGACATCAGCACCTGACTCGGCTCTTTATACGGCAGCGGCATCAGCGACGCACTCAATTCCGCCCCGCCCGCATCAATATCCCGCCACTCACCCGGCTGAATTGGGTCAGAATCGTCCGCGATCCGCGCACCTTTTGCCTTAAATCCTGCCGGCAGGTTCGACAACGTCCCCGCATCAATCAACTGACGCAACGCACTGGTCGCCGCCTTCGACAAACCACCGATCAAGTGCACAAAACCAAGGCCATAGGACCCCGGACCCTCGACCAAAACGTAGTGAACGAAGTAATTCCGACGGTTTTTTTGCTCGTCGTCCTCCCTCCAGTTCCTCCGAATCCCCACAACCTGATTCGTGTCCTCGGCCAACGTCACCACATACGGCAACTTCACCCCAGTCGGGTTGCCATCCTCGTCCTTGTCCTCAAATCCGGGAATGTCCAAGTCCACCAACTGCTCAAGCAGGAACACCTCGCCAATGTCATCGGTCGGCTGAACCCCAATCACCCGGTCAGTCGCACCCTGAATCGGACTCGGATCCGCCGGCGTCGCCGACGTATCGAGCGGAATGTCCAAGTACTCCCCCGCCAACGCCCGCTTGCGGTACTCATTCGAGTCCATCGCAATCCGATGCGTGAGCCGTGGGCATTGGGACACGACACTCGAGCCGTTGTACGGGATGTACACGTCATCGGCCAAGCACAACTTCGACACCATCCGCTTCAACTGATGGTCGTAATACACCTTCTTGAACGTCGAACCACCGTATCCGGTGTAAAACAAGAGCTGGTCAAACTCCGGCGTGTACTCCTCCATCACGCTCGTGATCTGATAGTTCATAAAGTCCTGCACGCGAGACGCCTGCTGATACTTCTCCACCGTCTCCTTGCCCATGATCTGCGTGCGCACGGGGCCTCCAGCCGGCATCAGCTCCTTCAACGCCTGCGCCTGAAACTGGATGATCGCCTCCATCAGCATCGGATGCGAAACACCCGCCGCGCCTCGGAAAGGCTTGGTCCGTTCTTCAAGCTTCAAGCCCAACAGATCAAGGCCCTTGGCGAACATGTTCTCCCAGTCGGACCGCGAACCCTTGTCCGCCTCGAACATCGCCGACACATCAATCGAAATCTTAGCCAAGACCTCCGGCTCAATGACACCCGCAAGGTTGGCGTAGAAGTCAACGTCTTCGGCCTCCGCCTCACCGATCGCGACCGTCGCACCACCGTCCTCGTCGATCTCGATCTCAATGTCAAGCGGCGCATCATCCAGCGCAATGATGCCCATGGACGGGGCAGGATTTACAGCTTTGTCAATCGGCATGATGGTTCCTCGGCGTTACCTAAAACGAGCAGTTTTCTTGGCAATGTTTTTGGGCTGTTTGACGAACTGCTTTCCCGCAGCTTTGCCAGCCCGCTTGGCCCGCGTCGTGGCCGCATACTCCTGCGGAGACAAAGACTTGATGGCCGCCTCCGGCAGATAACGCTCCCCCGTCTTGCTTGACGGCTTCCCGGACTTGGTCCGCCACTTCTGACTCGTCCAGTCCCTCAACGACTGCTGCGGCGCTTTCAATCTTTATACCCCCCGCCCTTGGCCTTGTACTGCTTCGCCAAAAGCTGCGCTTTCCTCGCGGACCACTGGCCCGCCGCCGTGCCCTGCGTCGCAGAAGCCTTGATCTTGCTGAACAAGGCCTTCCGCATCCCGGGCTTCGTGTAGTTGCCCGCCTGATTCACACGACTCTTGGTTGCCATGGCTGTGTCCTCGCTTAAGCAGCCATCAGTCTATCAAGCTGGGCCCGCGCGGTCGAGGCGTTGACGAGGCCGCCTTGGGCAAAGTTCTCGCCCACAATGTTGCCGTAGGCATCGTACTTCAGACGCTGGCCCGCCGGGACGATCGCGTTATGCAACTCCTGAATCTGATCCCCGGTCAACCAGCCATGGTCCGGGACCGACATGTTCAGCGCCTCAATCTTGCGCTGTTCCGCATCATTGAACACGTCGGTGTAGCGCCTCAGGCCCGCGTTCCGTACATCATTGATCACGGACCAATTGCCGCTCTTGATGAAGTCCTGCACAAAGGGGAGGTAGGCCTCTTTTGGAGCGGCGTTGCCCTTGCCTTTGATCTGCTCGATTGAAGCGGGTGCAGGACCAAAGCGCTCTGTCATGACCCGATCAAAAGCCTCTTGCATCTGTTGCTGGTTCTGGGGGGTGTAAGGCGGAAAAATACCCAACTCTTGTTGAAGTGATTCCCTTAACGCAAACATCTGGTCTCGAGGAAGTTTTAAGAGGGCTGTGCCCGTATCCCACTTCTGCGGAGTGACCTCAATCGTCACATGCGGCTCGCCCTTGGCATCCCGCAGTGAAAAGATCTGAGTCTTCCCTTCCAAAACCTCCGGGCAATAGCTGCCCACGCAATGGCCCATGACCCGGCCCTCATAATCAAGCGCCTCTTCGGTCTTCTTGGCATCTGCCTTGTCATGCAGCTCAAGCCACTTGTAACCTTGGTCATATTGCTTTACAACCGGCAGGTTGGCCTGAGCCTGAAGCGCGGCCCGTGCCGCCTCTTTCGCCTTTTCCTGATCGTATTCAGCCGTCCGACGAACCGCCTGCTCCATCGATACCTTGCTCAACTGCTCAGGACGTAGCCGGCCAGACTGAAGATCATCCCGAAGAACGTCCACAATGTGATCAAAGCCCAAGTCTCGCGGCTCACCGCCATAAGTGTAGACCTGCGTATTAGGATCAAGTTTCGTGAGCCACGGTGCGTCGTCCACGACCGAGGACAGCCCTCGGCGGTACTCTTCTTGGGTCAGCGGGCGCGTGTACATACTGGCCGGATAGCCCTGAATGGCAGCGTCAGACAATCCTTCCCATGCTTTTGCCTCAGGACTCCGGGCAATCCCCTCTTCCGGCACACCCATGCGTTGACGATCCTCAGAAACCCGATACGGCAGAATGAAATCCCCCAGTCGCACCTGATCCGGATTCAAATGTGTGACCCCCTGCTCCGCCAACGCCCTAACAGGGTCTTCCGGAGTGGCCATCTCCTTTTTGATGTAGTTCGTCAGGTTCCGATCAATCCAAGAATTCAAGGCGGCCTCATTCTTTAGCCTCGGAATGGCCCTCTCAACCTGAGCACGCGTCTCATCCGACATCCGGGCCATCACCTCTGGCGGATATACCTTGGCAAGTTCCTCCAGACTTTCCGCCGCCGTGCGATCACGCTTGAGCCCTTGCAGCTCCCCGGAAATCGACTTCTCCAGCCAATTTCCGCCCTTCGGCTTGATGACGTGCGACGCACCCGCCGGGCCCAGCGCTTGGTTGTACCGCTGGAAGTCCTCAGCCAACATCCGCGCGGCTTCCCCCGCCTTCTCCGCGCCCTTGGCCGCTGCACGCACTGGTGCCGCCGGGTTGACAAGACTGCTGCCGAGGTCAGCCGCTGAGTATAAGGCGCGCTGCGTGGGGTCGGTCGGCGGCTCAGGCCTTACCCCCAAGTCCGTCATCTTCTGCTTGATCCAGTCACTGCCCATGACCGGCTGCTTCGACCCCAACCCCGCCGGCGTCAACAACATGTTCAAAAGATCCACCGGCGCACCCGCCATGTTGTACGGCATGTTCGCCACACCCTGCAACACCGCACGGTTCAACGCCTCATTCTCCTCCGGCGTCGCCTTCTTGCGAGTGCGGCTTTGCAAAGGCTTGCCTGACCTGATGGGGTCGTCTCGGGCGTTGAGCTCGTCAAGATAGCTCCGCGCGTCCAATGTTTCACGTGAAACATCGCCGCCCTCGGCGCGCTTGATCGGACGAACTCTGGAAGAGGACTTCTTAGAACGAGTCGGCCTTTTGGGAGCCACCGAAGCAGCCTGCGGCGGCGCGACATACGGCGGGACGTACATCTCATGCGCCGATTGACGCATCAGCTCGTCCGCATACTTGGCCCCAAACTCCTTCAAAATCTCCAACTGCGTGGTCAGCGTCGGGTCCACATGCAAGCCGCCTCGCGTCGGCTTTGTCCCGCCCTTGACAGTCTCAGGTAGATCTTTTGTGGAAAACATAATGCCCGCGCCCCACGCCCCGAGCTCCTTCTGGTTAGTCCTGTACCGCCCCCACTCAGCATCTTTCGGATCCTCTGCGGTCTGCATGGACTTGTACCACTCCGGTGACAAGCGCTTTGCGTCGTCAGGCCGGGTCTGCTCGCCCAGATTCCTGTAAAGCGCCACAAACTGCTTGGCCAGCGGCGTGTCAGGATTCTTACGGGCATGCTCATACAGCCGCTCCAATGAGTCATCCACCGCATGCGTCATCTCATGCGCAAGAGAGCGCTGTAAGTTTTTAGCCTCTCGCCCCATGAACACCTTGCCATAAGGGCCCATCTCAGCGCCGTAAGCCGACGTCGTATTCCGAGTCTCAAAATCTGGGACTCCGCCTCGAACAGACTGAACAAGACGAGACTTCTCGTTGATGTACCTCTGCTGCTCCGGTGTCATGCGCTCAAAATAGTTGACCGCCCGAGTGTAGTCATCCTCCATCGGAGGAAGACCCACGCGCGGCTCGACAGGAATGCGAAAACTATCAAGCTGCGCCCGCGCAGAGAAGTTCTCATCTTGCCGGGCCTCGCCGCCCTTCTGAAAGTTCATCGTCGGCTCTTTCCGCTCCTGAGACCGGGGCTTGCCTCCGCGCAACCGGTCCAACATCGCCGCCGCACCACGCACGGCTCGGGGCAACCCCGGCAACAACATCTCCGGATAAACCGGCTGCACCGCCTGCTCACGCTCCATGCCCTTCAACCGCTGCGCATTCACCTGCGCATCCGCATCCCGCTCCGCATCCTCATAATTCTTCAAACGCAAAAGCGACTCGTAAAACGCAATCTCCTTCCCCAACCGGTCCATCTCAGCACGGTCCTGCTCCACCGCCTTCTGCACCTCCTCATTCACCGTGCCCTGAATCAACTCATCTTCTTCGTACTTCCTCAAACCCGCCATGTGCCGATCCAACTCCCGCAACGCCTCCTGATTCCGCTCAAACGGCACCATGTCCGAGGTGTACGGCTGCAAATCCCTCTTCTGCCGAGTGTCCAACTCCGATGAAATGTCTCGAAGCGACTGCTGATAGTCTTTTTCTATCGCCTGCGTGGCGTCATAGTATTCCTTGTTGATCCCCTCCTGCGCAGGATCCCGATACAGGTCCGACTCCTTCATGCCCCGGGGCAGGCTAAGGCGGCCTCGCGCCTCTTCGGCGGTCTGCGCCCGATAAGGCTTACCCCGCCAGTCAAACGTCTCACGGCCCAAGGCCCGCGCAGCCTGAAAGGCCGCGCCAAAAGAAATTGACGGCTCCCCAGTCTTCGCCAGCAAAAGCGTCATCTCCGCCTGCTCAAGCATCGGATTGGAACGGGCCTCCCCACCCGCCTGAAACCGCTTCGCCAACAACGTCGGCTTGTCCATGCTCTCTTCCAAGAGCTTCCGAGACTTGGTCTTCTCCTTCTCAGGAACCTTGGTCAACGGCTCAAGGTCCATGGCCATGCCCTTGCCAAAACCCTTCGCTGACTTCGGCTCCAAAGGACGCTGACGAGTACGCTGGGTCGTGCGCCTAGCGGTCGCCTTGGGCGCTGCCAGCAACTCTTCCAAAAGCTGCTTCGACTCACTGTCATACTCTTCACCAAGCATGGCCCACGCCCCCTTGTCAAGACCTCCCCGCATTCTATCCCTCAGTAGTACTCCGGAACAAGCTCCCGGCCCACGGACTCCGACACATCATCCGTCTGCAAACTAATAAAGTTCCCCTGCCGAAACCGCATCATCGCCATCGTCGTCGAATCCACCATGTCATCATTGTCCCCATTCGGAAACGCCGCACACTCTTCCACCAACTCCTCCGACCAATCACGGTCCGGGGCCCATACCATCCCCGCCTCAAACATCGGCGCAACAGAATTCGCCCGACTAATCTTGTCCGTCCCAGCCCGCCTTCCCCCCGGACTGTACAAAGTCACAGGAATACTCATCCTCCTCAACTCTTGCTGCAACGTAATCCCCGTCGCCTTCGCCTCAATCAACACATTGTCCGGCTGCCAGTGCTCATACTGCTCCTTCGCCACCCGCTTCAACTCCGGAAAGTCCCACCGACCACGCTTCACGTCCAACAAAATAATGTTCGCCCCACTGTCTTCCGACGGATAAAACACACCCCACGTCGTAATGACAGAATAATCCGCCGTCTCCTTCTTCGAGTACGCCGTGTCCATCGACTGAATAATGTAATTCACTAACGGCGGATCATCATGCGGCCACACCCGCCACCACTCCCTCTTCAAAATCGCACCCTCATCATTCGTCGGCTGCTGCTGATACATCGCATTCCACTTCTGCACCGACAACGACGCCTTAACCCCCTCCAACTCCTCCAACTTCCAAAACTCAGGCCACAACGGCTTCCCAGAAGGCAAAATCGCCGGAAACTCAATCACCTCCCACTTGTCCGCGTTATGCGAAGACTGCGCCTTCAATAACCGCGCCGTCAAATCCTTCGTCCCCCACCTCGTCATCACCACCACAATCGCACCACCCGGCTGCAACCGCGTCCTCGGCCCAGAGATATACCACTCCCACGCATTCTCCAACGCCAAATCACTCATCGCATCCTGCTCGCTATGAGGATCGTCAATAATCAAAACGTCCGCACCCCGACCAGTCATCGCACCACCCACACCCACCGCAAAATACTCCCCTCCACGGTTCGTATCCCACCTCCCAGCCGCCTTACTGTCCGCCTTCAAAGTCACATCCGGAAACAACTCCTTGTAACTGGACTGATCCATCAAATCCCGAACCTTCCGACCAAAACGAACCGCTAACTCACTGTTGTGCGTCGCCTCAATGGCCTTGGTTCGCGGCTCACGGCCCATGAGAAACGCAGGCAAGAGATAGGACGCAAACTCACTTTTTGTGTGCCGAGGAGGCATGTTGATGATCAACCGCTTCAACGTGCCATTGGCAATCCTGTCGAAAGCCGACGCCATTTTCGCGTGATGCGCGCCAAGGATCGCGGACGGCCAGACGTACTTGACGAAGTCGATGAAGTTGGATCTGGCACGGTCCTGCGCTTCAAGCTGCGAGAGCCGAAGCTCCAACCGAAGACGTTCCGCTTCTAGCTCTTCAGGGATCAAATTTGACATAACGCATCTCTTTCTAAACAAAAAGTATGGGGTGGGGTGCAGCAATCATAAAACAAGGGGGTGGTTTTATAAAACAGGGGTGGGGCCCCCTTAAAGCTGCCGGGAAAGGGGGACCCAATTCTGTTTTGGGCAGCATTTACCGTATGAAATCGGGCTAAAGCCTGCGCAGCAAGCGCACCGGCCGTTTTTTTGGGCCCGGGGGCCGTGGGGGGTTGGTCTGGCCGGGAGTGCCGGGGACCGTGGGCCGGGGGCGACGACCAGGCGGGCGACGACCAGGCGGGCGACGACCAGGCGGGCGACGACCAGGCGGGCGACGACCAGGCGGGCGACGACCAGGCGGGCGACGACCAGGCGGGCGACGACCAGGCGGGCGAC